ATCATTTAGAAATCACTGCTTATCACATCACTGATGATGTCATGCAGCGGTCTATCAATCCTCTGTCTGTTAACAAGCAGAGTTGTTGGCAGGCTCTTTCTCAATTGGTACAAGTCGCTAAGTCTCCTATCAATGATTTTTCATTTACGAGTGATATCACAGACAGGAGAACCATCAACACAAAAGAAGTAGAAACACTCTACAGCGTGTTAATTGATGGCGCTCACTCAATTGTAGGAACATGGGAAGGAGAGATGGTTCGGGACAATTTTGCTATCTCAATTAAGCGAAATCGAGGAGAGGACAGAGGTGTTATCATCTCTACCCACAAAAACCTTAAATCCTATCAACGAACCAAAAACTCACAAAATGTTGTTACTCGTATCCATGCCAAATCTACCTTTAAGGCAGAGGGCGCCAAGGAAGATACAACGATTGCTATAACAGTCGATAGTCCCTTAATTGGTGCTTATCCTTATATCAACGAAAGAAGTTATACCAATAACAACATTCAGACCGTTGAGGAGTTGACAAAGTGGGCCAGTGCTAAATTTACTAACGAACACATAGATAAGGCTACAGATGCCATTAAGATTGAAGCCTATGAACTTGATGGGCAGACTGTCCACATGGGTGATACGGTTAATCTGAAAAGCTATAAGCATAATGTGGACCTTTATAAGAAAGCCATTGCCTACGAGTATGACTGTTTGGCCAACAATGGACAGGGAGCCTATCTGACTATTACCTTTGACGATAAAGTGAAATCAGGGGGGAATGGTGGCGGTGTTTCAGCAGTAGCCAATGCGATTTTGGACAAGCAAGAAACAAAATTTGACATTATGCTGGAGCGTGCGATCGCCAACGCTGATCGTGCATTTGATGCTGAATTTGTCAAGCATGAGAAAGCTATCACGGACGCCATCGAGCAGTACAAGGCTAAGGCGGAGGAGTTTGGCGCTAAGATCCACGAAGAAATGGAGAAAGAGCGTCCTGAGTTCGTGAAGCGAATCCGTGATGAGCTAATGAGCGGTGCGGACTCTATCGCTGAACTGAGCAAGAAACTGGAACAGGTCAGTGAGACTGCAAGGGTCAACGCTAGCTTGATTGGTGGGGACGGAAATACTCAGTACAATAAGAACCGTTTGAGTGGTGGCACGGCCAAGAAAATCAGTTATGGAACGGATTTTGTAGAGGTTGGCCACAATGGAGACGGTTTTGAGGTTGGCAAACAGTACGTCATTAGCTGGTCAGCAACCTGCACGCCTTACGGTAAAACTGATGTGACTGTGGTGGTCAACAATACACCATTCTACGGTGGACACGTTCATCTTGCGCCTGCTAATTCGGTCATGCCAGCGATTGATAAAGACCTTGTCCAGAAAGAGGAGCAGATCTTGGCGGTCTACTACGGTGCTTATCGTTTGACCTTCTCAGGGGACTGGTATCAGAATGTAGAGCAGTCTGTGACAGTTGACAATCAGACAAGGCGGATTGAACTAGCGCCAGTCTACAGGACAGTCGCTGACGGGCAAAATGCTAGATATGAGGGAAGTTGGAGTGAGAATCCAACTTTTATTTTTGACGGAGGAAAAACATGACGGAAACAATCCCAGTAAGGGTACAGCACAAGCGCATGTCAGCACGAGACTGGGCAAGTAGCACTCTGGTCTTACTTGATGGGGAGTTAGGCGTTGAGAGTGACACAGGTAAGGTCAAGGTCGGAAATGGCCGTGACCGATTTTCAGCCTTGCAGTACCTAACAGGACCTAAAGGAGACCGTGGAGAAACAGGACCAGTAGGGCCAAAAGGAGCGGACGGTGTTGTACGGTTTGAAGGTTCGGCGGCAGAGCGTGCTTTGGCGGAGTATGCCAAGAAGTCTGAAACGCCAGTCTATCGTATCGCGAAGGGTGATATCTATGGTGCAAATATTGGCTCAGTCGCGACAGTAAAAACAACCGATATCATGAATCCTGACGGTATCAAGGTAGGGGATATTGTTGAAGACCTTTGGACGAGTGACAGTACTGTAGATTATGAATTTTGGAAAGTAACGGCTGTCAACGGTACTAATATTACTGTTCAAAAAATTGGTAAGAGAACGTTCGTGATTTCTTATAATGACACAGACGTTAAGCGCCGTATCACAGCGCTTGAAGCTAGACCTGACTTTAACTCTTTGACAGAGACACAACGAAATAGCTTGCGTGGTCCAGCAGGCCCCAGAGGGGCGAATGGTGCAACGGGTCCAGCAGGACCTAGAGGTGCCGATGGTGTGCCTGGTCAAAACATTATCAACCAAAATGGCGGGCAAGCACTGAAATATTGGGCTGGAACAAGGTCTCAATATGACGCAATTTCTAACAAAGATGCTAATACCATCTACGATATTTATCGCTAACAGGAGGTAATATGGCACGAGAAGGAATTTACGTGGGCTCTAAAGAAATTATTCAGCGTTATGTCGGTACAAGGCTGGTTTGGGAGAAAGTCACAATCCAGTTTGACGAAGTGCTAAGATTCACTTCAAACCGCTACGGTTCATTTTGGCGCTTTGGCTCTACAGAACGAGCCTTTATTGATTTAGGTATATCCGAACGTCGTCCGTATGGTTTGGATGGAATAGAGGATTGTAATGTGTTGAAACTTCAAAATTCTAACAAGACATTTGAAGTCAGGGTAGTAGTAGGCCAGCAAGATACTGGTTATTCAGCTGGCTACCGAAGACATTACAATTACCAACTATTCGTTATTTTCAAAAATACGGATGAAGTGGAGGATTTCCTATCCAACAAATACAACGAAACCTATATTTTTGGTAGAAAAAGAGGAGGGTAACACATGGACATTACCATTCAAAACGTTCGTTCGCCTGCTCTTGAACATAACGGACGGTATTACAAGGTATTCCAGCCACGGACACGAGACGAACTGCTGAAATTGCACCACATGGGATGTGTGGGAGACACGGTGCTGACGGATATCCAGCTAGAGCAAGGGGATTTCCCTACTAGCTTCGTGGAGCCGACAGTAACACAACGTACCCTGTCAGGTCTCTTTAAGGATATGCGCTCAATAGAGCTGGAACTGAGAGACCCGAACAGTACTCTCTGGGGTAAAATCCAGCAGAATAATCAAGGGGCGCTGACTCAGTTTTTTGATAGAGACGTAAAGAGTGCTATCGCTCAGACAGCTAGTGAAATCAGGCAGGAAGTGCGAAACGCTGCTAACAGTGCAAGAGTGCAAGTGACGCCAGAAGGTGTTACTATCGGCTCTACTACTCTAACGGGTGAGCAGTTAGCTACGACCATTTCGACCAGTTCGAAAGGCGTGGACATTATCGCTCCACGAGTTCGAGTGAAGTCCGACATGATTGTGGACGGTGCGGTGACTGCTGGTAAGTTAGCAGCTGGGTCTGTTACTGCTGAAAATATCCAAGCTGGTGCCATTACTGGCGATAAAATCAACGTAGACGATGCACTTATTCGGAATCTGACTGCTAGAGATGCCTTGATTGATAAGTTGACATCTAAGGAAGTCTTTGCGACTAAGATTGAATCTGTCGTGTCTAGTTCGACATTCCTTGAAGCCTATCAAGGTAAAATTGGCGGATTCACACTTGGACAATTTGACCAAGGTGGAGGTCGCTGGATTTCTGGCGTAAACCATTTCGCAGTTGGAATGGGAAATGGAGAAGGGCGAGGAACTAGAACCGCATTTTGGGCGAACTGGGGCGATAGCTGGAACACAATTGGAGATAGGGCGTGGTATGTGAATACAGATGGCAAAATGTACTGTAAGAACGATTCAATCTTTTACAGACAAGTCACGTTTGACACTAACTGTTCTGTAGATTGCTACGGGACACAGACCTTCTATAAATCGCCTGTCTTTATCCACGGGATCGAATTAGGCGAGGCAGATATTTACGGTAATGGCTCCAACCCGAAAGGTGGGAAGAATGCGGTAGTCTGGTGGAACCAAGTTGGAAGTGGAAGTGTGAAATACTGGGGAGATAAATCTTCAGATAGACGCTTGAAAGAAAATATCACAGACACATCTGTAAAAGCCTTGGACAAAATCAACAGACTAAATATGGTCGCATTTGACTTTATCGAAAGCAAGAAACACGAGGAAATCGGTTTGATTGCTCAAGAGGCTGAGACCATCATTCCAGAAGTTATCTCACGAGACCCTGACAATCCAGACGGCTATCTGCACATCGACTATACTGCTTTCGTACCCTATTTGCTGAAAGCTGTCCAAGAACTGGACCAGAAAATTAAAGAAATGGAGAAACTACATGGATAATCACACAATCGACAAGCTTGTCGCTGAGTCGCTCGCTAACCGCTTGGCCGAGGGCGAATTGGGACGTGCGCATTTAGAGGCATACTATACATTGACTTTGGCTGAATTGCAGGCTTTTAAAGCGGTACTGGAATACGACCCAGCGCTTAAAGAACTGTTCGAAGAAACTCAGGATAAAATGAAAGGAAATAACGCATGACTTACAAATTAACAGGAAGCCCAACCTTAAAAGGGGAAAAGAATGTCACTATCGTAACGATTGAGAAAGAAGAAACTGGTCGCTACAGTTATGAGCGTGTGGAATTGCCAGGTAATCGCACGCAGGACAATGAAGAAGTGCTGATTCAAGCAGTTTTGGACTTCATTAGAACGGAGCTTGACCCAACGAGCGCTCTTGTACAGGCTCAGGCGAAGTTAGAAGAAACCCACGTTAAACTGCAAGAAGCTGAACAAAAATTGGCACAGACCGAAATTAAACAGGCAGCCACAGATCAAGCAGTTCAACAGAACAAGACTGAAAGCGACCACTACGGTAAGGTTAGCTACGCATTAGTTTTAACGTTGATAACAGAAAAATTGCTTCAGTACGGAACAAGTTATAAAGTTTTAGTTGATTTAATTCAATCAGCTGAAGCAGGTAAACACTATATGCCAGGTGACTTGATTACCATCGAAGACCCAGCGCACGTTGAGGTGGATGGTGAAGGTAAGAGGGTTCTGGTACAACTTAACCGTGAATTTACTTATAATGGAGAACCTGCAAGCGACTTTATTCGTGATGGACGTCTTGAACGTGATGGATATGGCG